GAGCTGCTTCTTTCATATTATAACCAGCACGCCTTAAATCTTCTATTATTTCTGGTCGTGCGTAATCGGCAAAACAATATTTCTTTTTATCTATACCTAAATTATTCATTTCTTTTATAATATCTTGACTGGTTAAATTGGATTTATATAATTCTTCTTTTACATAAACATTACCATCAGACCAACTTATTTTTAATAAACAAGTAGGGTGATTATAACCAAAATCTATACCATAACACCAATCATCAACTGGCGGCATTAATTCTATTTGCCTAAAATGTGTATATATTCTTGTGTTTGGTATAGGTCGCTCACCTAATGCGTATATTTTATAATAGTTCTCATCCACATTTATAAGGTTTGCTATTTCTTTTTTAATATCCTCACTTAAATAAATGTTATCTAAATATGTAGATTTAATTAATATAGCATTATCTTCTTTCATTAATTCGTATAAATAATGTTCGTCATCAGATGGATTAAAATCTATAAATAAACATTTAGAGGTTCTCATATTTAATTGTAAATAATCTTCTCGTGTCAGTTCGTTGCCTTCATTACAATAACATATATCTCTTTTTCTACCTCTTACCTTCTGACTATCATCTATTGAGAAAAACTCTATGCTTGCCTTATTCGAGAATATGTATCTTTGTTCTGTTTTATTATGGTTATTTATATCATATAATCCTAATTCATTCATTATCTCAACAAAATCTCGTAGTACAGAACCACGAAGCGCAGGAAAAGATTTTCTAACTACTGATACCTGTAACTTTGGTGTAACTAAACATAGATATATTAACAGTTGGATTATAGAATATGTTTTAGAACTTCTACTACCACCTTGATTACATATAAATCTTTTACCATTTTCATATGCTTTAAGATTGCGACTAAATACTACTGTATGTTGTATGTCTAAATTATCCTTCATCTGGTCCTAATAATCTTATTGTTTTAATACTAACTTCACCACTATGTTCTATTTTATCAACATAAAGTCCTTGTAGCTTGCTCAACTCTTGTCTTACCTTCAACTTATCAGCAATAGTTTCTGCCTGCTCCAATAATGTTTGCGTTTGTGCTATCGCCTCTTCTAATGCTGCCTTTCTTATATCTTTATACATATTAGCAATTATTGCCTGTGCGTCAGCTAAATAGTTATAAGCCTGTGCCTGTTTAACATTAGCCTCCTTCATTACATATTCTAAAATAGTAGAGGTAGAGGCTAAGTCTTTTATTCTCATCCTAACTACCTCTTCTATTAATTTATCTTTATCAAATCTCATATATTCTAATCCTTTATAATATATAGTTTATTTAATTAATTTTTTATATTGTTCCCAACTTTCAATCCTCTTTTCGGCTATCTTAAAATAATCAGCATCCATTTCCATACCTACAAATCTTCTACCTTCTAACATTGCTGCTATACCAGTTGAACCTGAACCCATAAAAGGTTCTAATACTATACCATTTTCAGGTGTAACTAATCTAATTAAATATGTCATAAGATTAATTGGCTTCATAGTAGGATGTGTAGATTTCATATCTTCTGGCACACCTAAATTGCGCTCCTTCTTAGAAACTTTTGCTACATAAAAAAAGCGACTTGCTCCACCTTTGTCAGAATAAGTTGATTCAGGACTTCTTTGTCCACCAGGAGAGTTTTTAACTACTCTACCATTGGCATCATTATTATATTGTTTATTAGATTTACTTGACTTACTCACACCACTTTGCTCATCCAATAATTGTGCTGCTTCTTCATCAAATATAATATTTGCTGGGAATCTACCTTCTGAATTACTTACTTGAATTTTTTGTTTCATACCTGCTCCACTTTTTCTTGTTTCATCATATTTATCCATCATTACCGCTTCTTTACCTTCAACAACTTTATTCTCACCATCTCCATAAGCACCTTCTATTCTACAACCATCAACATTAATACCACCTGTGCCCCATTTCATCATATTAGCAGCAACAGTCTTTTCACTTAAAGGTTTTCTTGCTACACAAATTGGCTCCACTGCTGGTTTGAGATTTGTCCCATAACCTTCATATGCTGAATTGCCTTTGGTTATATCTAATTCTTTTTTTAATCCATTACAATCAAAACTATCACAGTCTGTTTTATTCAATCTTTCATTTGGTGATTTACCAACAACTTCTCTTTTATTACCTTCAATCTTATCAACTGCTTTACCTATATTATGAGATTTTGGAAAGCCACTACCATATATCCACATTATCTGATCTCTTATCTCAAAGCCAGCATCTTCTATATTAACCACCATTCTGTGATAAGTTCTTGTACCACCAAATGATAAAATATGACCACCTGGTTTAAGAACTCTATATACTTCTGTCCAAAACTCTACTGATGGTACATCATAATCCCATTTTTTACCCATAAAGTTTAATCCATATGGTGGATCGGTTACTACACTATCAATAGAATTGTCTGGCAATTGTTTAAGGCTTGCCATATTATCACCTTGCATTAATTTAAATTGTTTCTTCATATTATTTATTTTTTTGTAATGTATATATTATTTTATTGCTTTCCTTTTTATTTACAATTGTGGTATATTTAGGTAAGTTTTTTAGCAATCTTACTATCTCATTTTTTTTATTAGAATCATCACTGCTATTTGGTTCCTGGCATATATAAATCTCTATACCTTCTTCTGTTATATATTTACTATAAGTATCATTTAATAGTTCATTTAATGAGTCTTGATTTGTTAAAGTAAAATAATATAAATTAAAGGCATCTTGACTAAAATCGTATATGTCGGTTTTAGTTTTGATGGTTAAATAATAGTTGTTAAGTTTTCTTTTCATATTTTTATTTATTTTTTAATTATTCATTATATATTCTTTAACTAAGTTCCACATTCTCAATATACTTGATGAGCAGCCACCACAGCTTGTATCAACCCAACTTAAATGTGTAGGGTCTATATATTTTTTATAAAGTTCAAATATCTTTTGCTTATCTTCTGATCCTGCTCCACCTGCTTTTAGTAGTCGCATTACGAAATCTTTTTCTTCTTGTGTTGGTTTCATATTATTTATTATTTTTATATACCTTATCTAATTCTGGTATTACTTCTTCGTTTATATATTTTTTAATCCTTTCTTTATAACCTGATTTAAAAAACCTATCTACATTTTTTATATCTAATAATGTGGTTGCATTTCTTTTTAACCTTTTTGTTACTTCATATCGCTTTTTTCTATATTCGCTCCAACACGGTTTACACATCCAATCAAAATCACCTTGTATACCACAATCTTTACATGTTCTAAAATCGCTCATATTCTATTTTAGCTTCTATTTTACTCCACAAATAACCTATAAATGATACAGTAGCCGCAGTTATAATTGAATGAGTCCATATTAAACCAATCCAAAAAGACATACACATTAGGCAGCTAAATGGTAATACTATAATGCTAATTATAAGCGAAAATAAAGCATTTAATTTTTTAATGGGTATCATATCAAATATCATTTTTATAGGGCTAAAATGCGTTAATAACCAGCTTAAAATGAATATATTAAATAGTGTTATCATATAGATTCTTGTATTAATTTTTTGGTTTTCAATACCGAATTTCTCACGGTTTGATAATTTATATTTATTATAGTTTGTATCTGTTGATATGTTTTAGGTTCAGTTATCTCATTTGTTACAGGACATATACCATAATATAGTTTAAACAAGATGGCATCTACAAAGTGTATATTATTTAATATATTTAACACCTTCATTAATATAATTCTTGTGTTTATCACTACCATTGGTTCATCTTCTACTTCTGGTAAATCGTCGGGATATATAAATTTTTTGTTTTTATAATCTTTGGTAAATGAACTCGTATTACTTTTAAGTTGATTATTCATAATACCTATTATAAATTTACCTAATTCATTTTTATTATATAATTCTACAACTTTATCCCATTTATTTTCTATCATTTCCATAATGATGAGCCAAATATGGCTTCTAAAATCATCTCTATATTCATATTCTATTTTATTAAAATATTGATTAATAATTTGGTTATTTAATATGTAATCCAATATTTCAGTCCTTAAAGTAATCTCTGTGTTGATATTCATTTCGTAATTTTTTAAAAATATGTAGGTTTTTTGCTGCTTCATATTCTTGTAGTTGTTCTGCTTTTTCCATTAATTCATCTACTATACCATTTATATATTGAAGACATTTTAGGTATAATACTGATGAAGCAATTGGTTCAAATCCATTTGCTGCCATTACTTCAAAATCTATTAAAAATCTAAAAATATCCTTTTCGTTTAAGAAAATTGGTTTAATTAAATAGGTTAATTCTGATACTAAGGCGCATATTGTACTATATGGTAACTTATGTGCCTTTGTTCTTATATTTATAAAGTCAGGTACTTGATTGGATTCTTCGATGCAAAAGTTAAATAATTCGCTTATTCCTGTATTTTTTGTCATTTTGTAATAATATTTGTATTTTTAACAAAATTATATCATCTTCCATTTCTTGATTTGTATAATTTGGTAATATCCTTTTTAGTGTAAAAAGTATTTTTTGTTTTCTGGTTAATATTTTTTCATAATTCATATATTATATATTATATTTAAAATATGTATTTATGATGGATTATTTATTCTTTGCCATTCATCTGCTGCTTGTTTTATTTTATTATAATCCATTAACATAAGTAACATATTATAAAATGGCTCTGCTAATTCTTGTATAGTTTTACCATCTTCTGCTTGTATTAAATACCAATCACCACATTTACTACAAAACTTTTCTGGTATGTTTATTTTTGTTAATTTATATTTCATATATATTGTAATATGGTTTCCATATTCGTAAATTCTTCATTAGGTGAATAAAATAGGTATAGAACTTTGGCATTATATTCAGTTTTAAATCTGTTGTTTTTAATAATATTTATTTGTTTTTTATGTTTAGGCATATTTATATAAGATATTGGTTTTACTTGTATACCTATTATAGTATTATTATGTTTGATTACAAGGTCAACTGAATAATTACAATCTATATCGCTTGTTGCCTTTTTTATATTATAATTATGTTTAAGGAGTTCGTATGCTTTATTCTCCATTTTAAATCCTTTAAATGAGTTAACAACAAATAGGCTATATTGGAAATTGATGCATTCTTCTAATGATGATTGGTAATTTTCTTGTATGCTTGCTTCAAATAATTCTTTACCATATTGTTGTATTTTATCTTTACCAATAAAATTTAATAAATCTTCTTCGCTGTCAAATTTATTATTATTTATTATGTTGTTCATGCTAAATCCACATTTTTTAGGATTATTAATACCATATTTTTCGTTAATTGTATTTAGTTTACCACCTGTTTTTATATAATTCATACCATATATATAAAAATATATGGCTCTCCTATATGGACTATTTATGGTTAAACAAAAATTATTTTTATGGTATAATAAATATGTTTAAAAGAAAATTGGCTGGTATATATCAGATTTATAATAAAATAACTGAGCAATATTATATTGGTATGTCTACTGATATATTTGGTAGATGGGGTAGTCACTATTCTGATATAAAAATGACTAAACATACTTCAATTAAATTGGTTGATTTATGGAATTCATCACCTATTACTGATTGGGAATTTAAAATATTAGAGATTGTAAGTAAGACTTCTCATAGAGAAGAAACAGGACTTAAAGGTAAAGCGTTAGATTCTTCGTTTAGAAAATTATTACTTAAAAAAGAAAAAGAGCATATGAAACAGTGGTCTGTAACATATGCCCTAAATAAAGATAATAAATGGTTTAGTTAACGGTACATTTAAAGTTTATTTGGCTAAAGTATTTATTCATTTCTTTTTTTATTTGTTCTTTTTCTGATACTCGAACTAATAAAGCATCGTGAATTGTAAATACTGTATATTTTTTATTTAAATGAGCTAAAAGTCCATCAACCATTATATTACTCTCTTCAGTTTGTAATTTTATAGAAAATTCTTTAAAATTATTTTCCTTTAATTTGTCTATTAATTGCATTGTTTTTGGGAATAATTTTCTTACTGGTGTTTGATATTTATTTGGTTTATCAAATGCTACTAACATCATTAATTTTTTTGCTTTAGCTCTTCTTTCTTCTTTTGTTAATTCTGGATATAAATTATCACCAACAAATTGATATAATTCACCATTTTGTGATAGCTCAATAAACTTTTTATCTAATTTGTTTTGAAATAAATATGATAGAATGGCGAATTGTGCATTGTAAATATCAAGTTCAACTACTTCTTCACCATCAATTAATAATTGTAATCTTAATTCAGATTTCATATTAGTTATATTGGTATCTAATCTATTATTTGTTTGGTTTCTATTAGAATAAAAATCTTTATTTTCTATTCTTTGTATGTTATATAGCATATTTATTTTTGCATTATTGGATTTTCTTTCTATAAAATCATTTATATTTTCTATATAAGCTTCGTCTTTATAAATTATAAAATCTTTACCTTGTTCTTTTGCCTTATTATACAACCATTCTATACCTCTATATTCACCATCAAATTCTATGGTTGGTTTTATAGAATTTAATATAGCATCTCCATTTATTTGAATTTTTTCACTATCTATTTTGTAATTTTTTATAAAGTCTGAGACATTTGATTTTACTGTTATCTCCTTCATTTTGTTAGTAAATTTGTTCATTTTTTTGTATATTTTTTTTTCGTTGGTGTTATTAATATCTGTTAATGTTTCCAGTGATTTTTTATCGTTTTTCTTCGGCTGATAGGGTAGGTTATTCTGCTCTGTGATAGAATGATTGATTACTTGTTTATAACCTTCTTTAAATACCTTTAAATCTTCTTTAAAAATATCTATATTAAAATACTTATTATTAAACATATATTTAATTGATTGTGCGGAAAAATCATTATTACCAGCAGAATACTTAGCAGTACCTCTATCATTCTTTAATGGGCAAAAAATATCATTATTTTCTAATTGAAGAAGAATTTCTGTCAAATAATAATTATTCTTACCAACAAAGTTAAGCATCCATTTATAAGATATTTCTTTATATGACAGTATATCACCATTATGTATTATATGCCATAATAGTTCACAAACAAGAATTATTGTCTTGTCTTTAATAGTAGATATTTGTTTTTTAGTAAATGTTTGACTATATTTAATAGCCTTTATATCAGCATAAAGCTGTGTTGGAAGTAAATTGTTCATCATGGTAGTTTTATTTTTATGTAGTTTTTAAGAGGTTGAGTGGGCTTGCAATCCCACTCATTTTATAAACTACCAAATCCTCTTTAAGACAAAGTTCATAACTTTTCTTATTATATATATTATATTTGTAATACTCCCTTTTGTTCTTTTTATAAATAAAATAGACTCGGAAATGGTGTATTTCGCTCACAGCGCAAATAATGACGACATTTTTTTTTATAAATTAAATAAAAAAAAATATAAAAAGCAAGAACATTGATATATCAACTTTTTACATTAAACTAATATAAAATAAAACAAGAAAATTATGAGAAAATTATATGAAGAACCAGAATTAGCAACACAAAGAACTAAAATTATTGAAGAAATGGAAAGTAAATTTTGGAATTTTAGAAAAAGCAAAGATATACAAAAAGATTTAGCCATACAATTTTGTGACACATTTGATATAAAATATCCAGATTTTGATAAAGCTATTTTTAGAGAACACGAAACTTTTTTGAGCTGGGATTATTGGATATGCTTTTTTAAAAAAGGTGAAGAATTACAAATACATAGGAAATATATAGATGATGATATATATACTAATTATGCTTTTAAAAAAATACCATTATCACAAAAAGAAATTGAGGAAAGACAAAAGGCAATAGAAGAAAAAGAAGCAGAAAGAAAGGCTAAACAGTTTAAAATAAATAAAAATCCATTTGCAACCAAAATAAAATTTGGTAAATATAAAGGTGAATTAGTCATAGCAATTATGGATTTAGATCCACAATATATCGAATGGGCTACTGATAAAGTAGATGGATTTAAAGATTATATTGAAGAAATAAAAAATAAAAAATAAAAATGAGAAAAGTAACACAAGAATTTATATCTTTTAATATATTACAAACAACCATAGAACATAATGGATTACAAGGCGGTGATGCTGGTCATGGTGGTTATGTAGCAATAACATTTAAAAATGAAGCTTCAACTTGTATGGAGTTAAATGGTGAAATAGTAGAAGAATTTACATTTACATTTAAAGGTGATTCAGAAAGAGAAACATTAATAGATTCATTAGAAATGATATTAGAAGAATTGTTAAAAACAGACACACAGAAAAATAATATATAATTAATAAAAATATATGTTAAAATTTTGTTAATTCAAAAAAATAAGTTATCTTTACAATATGAAATTAAATTATAAAAAAGCAGTAAATATATTAGTAAAAAAATTAAACAAATAAAATATGGAATACATACAATTAAACGATAAACTATCTGAAAAATTAGACATTGTAAGGTTTAATATAGATAGAGCAAATGAAGAAGAAATAACCATAGAAGATACGATAGAAATATTAATAGAATTATATTGGAATTTTATGGAACAAAATAAAATTGATTATAATTCAAACTAATGAAAATAGAAAAAATAGAGTTAGTAACATTTATACATGATATTGATGTAAACGGTTATTATTTTAAAGCAGGTAATACATACGATTTAGAATATTTTAATTATGAATTAGATATATTTGATGATTGTATCTACGAACACGAATTTAATTGGCCCATTGCTAATAAAGATGGTATTTTATTTCAAGATTGTTATGAAGTAATACATGAATATGTAGAATTTTATACGCAAGAAATTAATTAATGCGACTTTTGTTCTTTTTTAAATATAATTATTATGAAGATTAGCAATTATGTAGTCCTTTCGGACTTAACTGACGAAATTACTGGTTGTATATTACCAGCAGGAATTATAAAAGAAGCATGGGTTGATTTTAAAGATATGGATAATCAACCTATTAGCGAAATAGCATGTAATAAGGCATCTATAATGATAGATGGCGATTGGTACTTAGTTGATTATATAGAATATAAATTAAATATTATATCAATGGCTGAATGGCGTGAATCACAGATTGATAGTATTTTGGATTAAAAAAAGCCACCCAAGATAGGTGGCTTTTAAATAAAAACAAGTTATTCATTATGGATGAACATATATTATATTATAAAAAAATTAATTTGTTTATTTTTTTGAATAATTTTGTTAAGTCAATAATTATTCGTATCTTTGTAATATAAAGAAAATAAAAAATGATATATACAATAATAATATTTTGGATTATAATTATAATCTGGATACTTTACTTAAAAATAAAAAATAAATAAATATGAGAAAAACGATTTTAAGCCTGTTTTTAGGCGCTTTAATTTTTAACCTTACATCTTGTAAGAAAACAAAAAATAGTGATAATTTTAACAGTAAATTGACATGTACATACAAAAATGCACATGATATACCTGGTAAATTTGAGTACAGCTATAACTATACTAATATGACTCGCTCTAAGTTTTTAGTAGATTCTTTTTGGTCCGAGATTAACAATAGAGGTGTATGGTTTTTAACTGGTGAAAATAAATATGCATCAACTTGGGTAGAAGGTCTATATGCTGTTGAATGTATAGATATTTATAATAACAAAACTACATATTAGTAAAAAAATACCAACCGTAGCGAGGTTGGTATTTTTTTGCCTTGCAGCAACATAACGGTCCTATGGCTATGTGAAGCAGAAGTTGGATTCGAACCAACGACCTTTTGATTATGAGCCAAACGAGCTGACCACTGCTCTATTCTGCTTTGTCTATATCATCTATTATTTCCTTTGTTGTAGATGAACCTCTTTGTATTGTCTTTTTTAATAAATCCCATAATG